GAAGGTAGCCTGGCGTTGTTGCAGGTTGGCAGCTGAGTCACGTAGCAGTCTACTTTGTTCTGATTCAAAATCACTAATCCTTAGCTGCTCTAACTGTGAAGCAGTAGAAATAGCTTGCTCTTGACGCCGTAGACCCAGCTCTTCCTCTTGAAAACCTACTTGCTTGGAACGTTCATTAAAGACCGTCCTCGCGTCACGTAAGGCGCGATTAGCTCCCTGTTGATTAAAGGCAAGTTGATTAGCAACAAACCGTTGATTTTGCCTATAAGCTTCGAGCTGTGCATTCATCTGCACATCTCGCATCCTCATCTGATTGCGGAAGGTTTCCTTTGCTTGAGCTACCTGAATAGCACGTGCAATCGTAGCTGTTTCAAAATCCCTTGCAGACTCATCTAAAGCGAACTCATAGTTTGCCAGGTTACTAAGGTCCTGATACATCTTGATGTTCTTCATCGCACCCTTACCACCCTTATAGTAGTCAGGAGTCAAAGCTGATGAGAGAGGATCAGATACAACTGATTGAAATTCCTTTTTGTCTTTTTTTGCCATTAAACTCTCCTATAATTTTTATCAGAGTATTTACCCTCCCACTGAGCTGAAGACATAGAAACGATATAAGGTGTGTCACTAGAAATCTGCAGCTCGTAACCAGTATTACGCTGCAAAATAGGTACATTAAATACTACACTGTCTTCAATGGGAACACGATCGTATTCATACATGTTTGTTTGAATCGTAGTAGCGTCAAAAGTAGTAGTAGTTTGATTAGTAGGTGTAACCTTGAATGAGCAATTAGCAGAAAGACCCAGTGAGAATTTTATCCTTTGAATAGATAAGTAAGCAGAGACATCAGCAAGGTTATTCGACCGATAATAAAAAAACGGCATGTCAACTTTGAAGGTAAGTTTGTAACCTACCAACCATTTGACCTCCGTAAGATCCTTACCAGGAATTGCGAAGTAAGGACCTTCGCTGTCAGTACCAGTATTACAGTCTTGAAAAAAACCAGAAAATGTTGACCCAGGCTCTACATCCTGCACAGCAACAGGAGAAAGGCTTGAGATAATCTCAAAAGGAACATAAATACGTGTCTCATTATTTACATACCTTTTACCAGTAGAGTAATTAGCAGTAGCCTGAGGGTCAGCAATAAAGTCAAATGATGGATTAGATGCCTTAATACTACCTGACGTAAGTTGTGTTCCTGTAGGTATAGTATTTAGCTGTGATACAAGTAAAGTAAGTTGTGTACCTTGCTTAGTAACAGCAAACATTTCATCATTGTCGGTTCCAATAAACTGGACATCACCTGGCAGCTCCCAACTGTACCAACCACGCATTAAGACTTGCTGTCCTTCGACATAATTACGATAGAAATAAACCTTCTGTGATGACTGATCATATAGACCAATAAAAGAGTTTTGTGAGTTAGAAAACAAAGCATCGACAGTATTAGGAACATACTGTGTAACCTGCTTACCAATATCAACAAACAGAGGATTAGCTCTTTGACCCTGCGTAATCATACTCAAAGTACGGCAGTAGTCAGCAGTCTTGTTTACAAATACAATGTCACTACCATTCTCAACAGGAGAAATAGATTCATCAATTTCATAGTTAGAAATCGATTGAATAACTGATTGAGACGGGGTCAAAACACCAGTGTCAGAGAACAACATAAATTGCTGTTGTTTGCTAAATAGCACCACACCCTGTGTAACTGGAATAGCAGCAGATAGCTTTACAGGTCTAAGGCTTACACAAGACAAGTCAATCGGATCTGCATCTGACTGCACTTGAGCAGAGACAACAAAAAAATTAAAAAAATTATTTGGTTGACTCATGATCACATTTTCATCAGACAACATACCGAGACGGTTGTTGGTGAAGAATAAGTGAGAAATTTTTTTACCAGTGAAAGATGCGTTAGGATTTGTAGTTAAGTCACCAACTGTTCTATTTGAATAAGAGCAGGACTCAAAAGTAAAGTTACCACTACTGTCACGTCTAATACGATGTGGCAATGTAGATGCATCATACCCTAATGTAATACCGGGTTTAGCTGATTCATTCCAGGTTGTACCATCAGAAAGAACATAGAAATCATCTTCAGCTGCACTTGTATTAGAAATAAAATAGTAGGCACCATTGTTAGCAGAAGCTGCTGGTAAATCAGCTACACTGGCTACAGTTGTAAAACTACTGCCGGGCGTAGTACCTGATGTAGATACAACTTGATTTTTATTGACAATAAGAATCTGATCTAGACGGGATACAACATGAAAGTCATTGATACCACCGTTTAAATATGCCTGACCAGATTGGTTAGTAATTGTTTTTTCAAGACCAGTATTAACATCCCACATCTTGACAGTCTGACTCTTAATTACACCTACATAAGCTTCAGTGCTGTCATACCGATAATAAAACCAATGTCCATCAGCATAAGTGGTAGATGTGTTAGCCCCTAGGTTAGCCTTCCACATAAACCCGTTACGTTTTACTAGACCAAAAGTAGGATCAAGAAAACCATTAATGATCTCTCTAACTTGTCCAGGTGTTTTTTGATCATCTGGTTGAGTAGAGACACCCCCTAGGAAGTTTGGAATTTGTTGAGAGATATTAGGCATTAGTAACGAGATAGTGCGGTATAAGGTTGATAGCTTGTGTAAAAGTTGCCACCTTCTGGATGACCAAAGAAGGTATAATCACCTTGATTACACTCGTACTCAAGTGCATATGCTTTCTTTTCTGCTTCAATAGACTTGAGAATTTGATACTGCGTAGAGTCGCTGACAAGTCTGTTAGCAAATATAGTTGTAGCCTTAGCTAGCACATAGTCTTGGATACATTTAGGGAGATATGTATAATCGTACAATTTACGAATATCACAGTCTGGATCATAATCCCAGTTAAAAGTGTGCTCTTGCCGATCATACAAATACAAACCTGCAGGTACACTTGATCCGTCATAACGAATTACAGAGTTATGACCAGCGTTGTTGTGGTCAGTAGATAGATCAATTACAAGAATATCATCAGCAACTGCAATCCTAGTTTGTGTAACACCAGCCAAAGTAACATTTGTACGAGACTGCTTCACATGATATTCAGTATTGAACGTCCAGCCTTCTGCCTGCACCTCACGTGAAGTTCTAGTCAGCGTGTCAAAAGCAAGCGCAACGTCCGGGTTAGTTGCTTCTAGTTGGTTAACAGGAGCTTGGCCGACAGCCGCAAGCATCTCATTAACTGCATCAAGTTGTTCTGTAGTTGGATTATTTGGAATCGTAGCCATGAGAGATACTATTGGATAAAAAAAAGGGACCCCGAAGGATCCCTTGTATAAAGAAATATCAGCTGAATGCAGCAGGTGGAGTACCTGTACCAGCGTACAGTTCCACAGCAGCAGCAGGATTCAGGTAGTCACAGCCGCAGGCCAAACGACCCAGCATCACGTCACCCTGATAAATCACAGAGACGTCACCGCTGGTGGTTTGAACTTGAGGACCGATAGCTTCAACCATACCGGCAGCTTCCTTTTGGAAGATCAGACCACAGGTGTTGTTGAAGTTACTAGCTTGACCGTAGTTGTTGTTGATGCCGGTCACCGTTTCGGCACGGCCATCTTCAACAGCTTCGCTGACGAAATCACCAGTGTTACCAGGATCAGCAGTACCAGGGTTCGTAGCAGAACCTTCACCGTACTTAGTACCGTAGTTACCGAAGAACGGAATGTTCATGGACTTGTAGATCTTGATACCGGCGATCTCGACGATGCCATTACCACCTTGCAATGCGGTTCCTTGGACATCGCGGTTGATCAAACCATTAGTACCAACAGCTTGGATCAGCGAATAGTACTGACGTGGGTTCAACACAGCGACTCGGCCGTCACCAGAAACACCTTTCTCATCCAATGCTGCAGCAGCATCGTAGAAAGCGTTTACAAGGTTGGCGGAATCGTATGCATCTGAAGCGTTGGTAGACGAACCGACACGGATTTGAGTACCGCCAGGTTCTTCCATAGAGACAGAGTTAGAACCTTGTACTGGGTGAGCTTGACGAGCACCTTTGATGATTGCACGGAAGGCAAGGCGATCGTACTTTTCAGCCAGTGCATAACCGATCTTGCGAGAGATCTCGCTACGCAGGTCGTAGTGGCTGAGAACTTCGTCCAGGTTGTAGACGAATGCAGAGCTGATCAGAAGGTCATCACAAGTAATGGTCTTCTCAGCCACCGGAGGTGCATTGTTGGTATCACCCAGGATGCTGTTACCAGGAGTATGGAACTCAGAATTGGTACGACCAGTGAAGATGAACTGCAGAGATTTGCCGTTTTTAAGAGTACGCTTCATGATCAAGTCACGAGCGATAGTGTTGCGTTGAAAGCCTTTGAACATCTCGCCACTAAACAGTTTCAAGTAAAGGGCGCGACTATCGGCTCCAAAGTTTTCAGAACCCGGGCGAGTAAGATGCGCGGGGTTTACAGAGGATTGATATGCCATTAAAAATAAGAGAATTAGTTATTTACATTCTCTTCAAAGCTTTGAAGTTTGTGGTCTATCCCACCGTCTAGACGGCAGCCAAGGTGTCCGCGTACGGGCTTGGTGCCATAGGCAGGAGGAGTCCGACTCTGAGGTGCTCCTCCTACTATTTTAAAACTGAAGATCAGATCGTTCAAGACGATTAATTACATCTTGACGATATGCTGGATCGTTATCGTAACGAGGATCAGACATAGCAGCGACAAGTTCTTGCTGACTGCGGTATGTAGTACCAGATTCAGTAGAACCTTTTCCTGTCAAAAGTTTACCGTCAGTACCAGTAGCATCGTTGTAACGAGATACCAAAGCTTGTACTGCAAAGTAAACGGCGCTAGGGTTTCCTTGCTCCATAACAGCGTCATACATATCAATCTCTTTTTGCTCCAATGAGCTAGCAGCCCATTTCAACATAGATTCGTATCCGTTTTTTCCTCCAGCCATATCCTGAAGATAATCAACGTCCTCTTGTGTAAGCTGTGGCTCTTCAGATTCAGTTGGCTCTTCAGTTTTAGATTCTGGTTCCTCCTCTGTCTGTTGAGGTTCAGGAGCCTCTTCTGATTCGTTTGATTGACCGAGCTTAGATTGCAATTCAAGATAAGCTTTCTCAAGTTCCTCAGAAGATTTGTATTTACCAGCGAGCAGTTGCTGCTGCTCTTGTTCCATCTGCTCACCAATCTGAAGAGAATCCTGCTCTTCAGCATTAAGTTCAGTGGACTCTGGTTCTTGATATGAAAGTGTTTCAGACATATAGGTGAATTATTGTGGGGATGGTTGGCGTGCTTCTGCAGCAGCCATTTGTGCTGTTTGATTAGTAAGTGACATCTCTTGCTGCTGTGCAAACTGAGCCTGTTGTTCTTGCTCTAATTGCTCAGCAGATTTGACAAGATTCAAAGTGTCAATACCTTGTGCTGCGGCAAGTCGTTTAACAACCTCTTCAGGGTTGATGTACTGAGCAATAGCTTCTGGTCCCATTGTTTGTGCGATAGTCTGCATAAACATCTGAAGACTTTCACGGTCTTGTCCACGACCAAGTGCACTTACACCAGCAACAATTGTTGGTTTAACAATGTTCTTAGGGAGCCTGGGAATCTCTCCTGTTTTTTGAAATACGCTGAGCTTCCTATTAAGATAAGGTACAAGAAATTCAACAGTCAGAAGTGAGAATAAACCACCGAGATTTTGCTCAAGCTCCATCTGTGTCATGCGTACTTCTTCAGCAGTAGTGCGCTCTGATTGACGTACAGTCAAGACAAGAAATGCTTCAGCAAGACGTCGTTCAAACTGCTGGATCATCTGATATGCAGTACTAAAGTCTGCTGTCTTACCGACTTGTACTACACCAATGTCATCAGGTCTGCCTTGAACAATGGCACCATTACCAGCAGCAGCAAGTGTCGATGGTTTTGTAGTACTACTAGGGGAGACAGTAAAGACAACTTTTGCAGCTGCTGCTGAGCCCTCGCAGATAGCTTGACTAAGAGCCTCAAGTGATTTCAGATCACCCATAAACTCTTCAACCCTGCCTCTTCCGTAAGCCTCGTTATCTACAGAGTTAAAGCGAAGAGGCAGCCAAGGGGTTGAATCAAGTGGTGCCTTACCCTGTGAGCCAGGGATAACTTTATCGTAAACCTCTTGATGCCAAATAAAACGATTATTATCTCTCTTGACAATAGTATATACATCAACGTCTTCTCTACTATAGCCGGTACTTTCGTCATCTACATGGTTGAGTTCTTTCGAGTCAACCTCTTTGAGCATATTCTTGACGAGAGACTTGTGGATTTTTTCTTTTGTAACGATTTCAATGACGTTGCCTAGCCCGTCTCTTTCTACTACATAGCGATGCAAAGGATACAACTTTAACTTCTCTTTATCCATAAAGATAAGAGCATTGCCAGACACCACCAGGTGTTTAATGGCTTGATGAACTACAACCCTGTCATCTGATGCAGCAATAGATTCTAAAATTGTACGTTCAATCTTGGCAAAAGAAACGTCAAGATCAGAACGTATAGCTGGATCTAATTCACCAGATAGAATAGTTGATTCATCAATTTGTAACTTGAAAAAACTTGTTTGGGGAGGTAGCAAAGCAAGCATCAGCTTTGAGGAAAGTGTAGTAACGCCTTTTGCTCCTACACTTTGCCAGGGTGTGATGAGAGTTTTATAAGTACTGTCAGCCTCATCTTGTTTAATCAAGTATGGTAGTGTCAGCTTTGAAGCATCGATTGCTGTTTGTAGAAATTGGTTACGGCCACTAGATAGCGCGTCATATCGTGATTTAGCTGTAGCCATTTAATTACATAAATTGAAGGTCTTGGGCAAATTTATTTTTGAAGGAATCAGAGGTAGTGTTCTTAACGTTTCCAATACCATCCAAACGTTTCTTGCTTTTCTTTTTAGCACCAAGAGAAGAAGCACGTTGCAAAGTTTGATAACCAAGGTCCCCAGCAGAAGAAAATTCTTTAAGACGTTTAGAATTAAAGACAGGCTTGTATTCACCATCTTTTTTAGTAAACATATTAAGACCACGCTTATCCTGTTTAACGCTTTTGTCTAGATAATCAGTCAACGGTTTTCTTAGATTAGAAAGGAGTTTGTTTCTATTGGTATCATACTTTTGTGCCAAAGACTTCTTTTTGAAAAGAGCATCATCCGACTTACGTCCATAAGACTTAGGATTAATTTTCATCCGTTCTGTCGCTTTATCTTTTAGAGCTTTAAGATAGTCCTTGTTGCTAAAGGCTCGAGCATATGTCTCTGCCTTACCTAACAACTTAGGCATCAGTCTTCCGTAGACCTTCTTATCAAGATCCTCTGGATCTGTATCGTCTAAAATATTAGGGGGTGGAATAATATTTCCACCTGGACCACCACCTGGACCACCACCTGGACCACCACCTGGACCACCACCTGGACCACCACCTGGACCA